TTTGCAATTTGCAAGCCGTATCCTGTGGCACCCATACGGCCGTTCCGGATTCCATCATTTCCTGCGCGTTGTTGAACTCCGCGACGGCTCCGGCCGGAATGCCTTTGTATTCTTTGAGTAGTTTTAACCTCATATTTGTTTTAACCTGTTTTGAAGTCGCCGTAGAATTATTGCGTATGCTCTCGGACGTGCAGCCCTTGCGCCTCGTGATCTGATATTTTGGGGCTTTATGCCGATTGCAGGAGCGCCTCTGTCCACAAATCGAAAATAGTATCCATCTGTCCTGCTTCCGCTAAATTTACCGGATTTTGAGCCTTCTATTCGCGGCCCGATAACTGCACCTGCAATTCTTTTTAATTCCAAGTCCTGTACCGACCTTCTAAGATTGCCTGGGTAATATTCTGCTACCCTTCGCCCGCCTTTATACCGATAATGCCGTTTGCTATAAACCGGTGTCCGTGCTGCTATTTCACGGGCTGTAAGCTCGGCTGCTGGTTTTACTATTTTTTGCGCTTCCTTTGATAAATCCTTACTCCAGCGCTCCAGTTGTTGCACCATCTTTGCCGCATCCGCGTTAAACTTCCTCAAATCAATTTGTAAAGGACGTGCCATTACTTACGAAGCATTGTTACAAATTTAGTAAATCGCTTTCGGCCTTCGTGTTCAATGTTTTCAATGTCGTAAACGTCATTTTCATAAATAATCCGGTCTTTAGCGTCGTAATCCGTGGTGTATCGAACGGTGAAAAAAACCGGTCGGTATTCTTTTACCGTTGCCTCTTTATACGTTTCGTTTTGCCCGGTTGTGCTGTATTCTACCTTTGTCCATAACGTTTCAGCGGTTGCCCACGTCTTTACCAATTCGCCGTATGCGTTCGGCGCTTCCGTTGCCGTCTGGATTTCAATGCGCTCATCCAGGCTCCCGATCTTCGTTTTTTTTCCGCTAAGGTTCTCCATTACGCAATCACCTTTTCGCAGAATAATGCGTTGTGATAAGATCGGATGCGCGGATCGTTGCTGCCTGATATTGGTATGTCCTCTCGGTTCTCATACCAAAACGCCAAAAGCAGTTTCATCCCGATTTTAAACGTTTCCGGCACGGCGGCGGCATTTGCAAATCCGGATGCGTATTCAACCGTCACGGCGTTTGGATATTCGCCGGTTGTTGGCCAATTTTTGCCCGGATTTACTACAATGCGTGAAGGTCGGCTAATAATGTCAGCCGTGTAGTCCGATGCGGACAGCGTTTCCAAGTCGCCGTCGGTATCCGCGTATTTTACGCTTATTACGCTTGTGGGCTGAAAGTAAAGCTGTAGTATGCCGTTTGCCGGAAAATAGTCATGGTATTCCTTTACGGTTTGCGTAATCAGCAAACGACCTGTATATTTCTCCGTATGGATACGCGCTGCTTTAATGAGCGCGGTTATCAGCGCGTCATCAACCGACGTACTTACCTTTAGCCAGTCTTTGGCTTCGGATAGCGTGATCGGCTCGGTTGCGGGTTCAACGGTTATCTGCCACGTCATTTTTTACGGCGTTCATATTTTTTGGTTGAGGATTCCGGCGTTTCATACGGACTAAACTCCGGCTCCGTCAATATTAGTACAACTTTAAGGCCTTCCAGCCTTTTCGCGGCTTCTATGGATACGGCCGCAACTTCGCCGAAGTTGTAGCCGTATCCATATTGAACGCCGCTTCTTATAAATCTAACTGTCACCATTACGACGGGTACAGTTCGTCACATTTGCAGAATGATTCGACGTGGCGAACGCCGTGGTCAAACCAAGCGTTGATGATGATTTCAACCGTGGCTTCTTTGCCCTTCGTGTAAGGGTTTATAAGCAGGTCAACACCGCCCCACTGTGCAATAATCAGTTCGCTCCAGTTGCCGAATACACCGCCGTGGAGCACGCTGGTGTAAGCGCCTTTGGTAAGGTTTTTAGGCAGCAGGTTGTTGGCCATTGCACGGTATCCGTTAACCAAGGCGTTGCTGTTCGGCCCTTCCCAAATGAAGCCATTGCCAGCATCATCGCGCTTCGTGGTTTTGAGTTTGCCCGCAACTTGTGGCGTAAACAGGTATCCAAGCGTGTCCATGTCGGCATTGTCGGCCGCTACCTCGGTCTCAAAGGCAACGGTAAGCGCCCAGGTCAAATTACCGCCGTTCGTGCCGATGGTGATGTCGTTCACGTTGGCCAAATTGAAGATACCGGTGTTATCCGAATTGGTAAAGCACTCCTCCTCCAGTTTGCGGAACAGCGCTTCGTTCAGCCGGTTGCGCACAAAGTTTTCCATCGCAATCGAGGATTGCAGGATCACTTGCTTTGATACGTCGGTGAATGCCGTGTACCGCACCGGTGCCAGTTGCAGGCGGTCAAAGGTCGGGTCTGTTTCATCAGCGGCCGCCACCTCGGTTTTGCGGCCAACGGTCGCGGCGGCATTATTGCGCGGGAAGTCAATGTTTCCGGTTTGGCCGGGAAGGTAGGTTGCGCCCATCTCCAAAACGGAAAGACGCGGATCAAGGAACGGGATCAGTTCGCCGATTTCAGTTTGCACGGTGAAGCCGCCGGCCGTGGTGGTGCCTGCAAGCATATCGCGCTTTTCCATCTTCCGCTTCTGGGATACCATCCAAGCGGGTAGGGTGATGTTGCCGGTGCCGTACTTGTCAATGCCGTTATTGCGGGCTTCGCGTTTGCCTTCCTGATCGATCTCAGCGCAAAAGCCGGATAGGCTTTCATGGCGCATGATTTGGCGCGCGGCGTCGAACATCGAAAACATTTTGGCGGCCTTCTCTTCGTTATCGCCTCGGTTCTCTTGTTTGAGGTAATTGACCGTGATCGGGTTGCTGGCTGTGGTGGTTGCCGATCGTTGGTCTTGTCCGGATTTGTAGGTGCTGGTAGCCATTTCCAGTTGTTCAAATTCCGCAAATCGCTTTTCGGCGGATTGCGCGTCTGCAAGTGATTTTTTGGCGTTATCGAGGGCGGATTGTTCTGCATCGCCCCATACGCCAGTTTCGGCTTTCGCCCGCAATTCAGCAATTTTTGCTGCTGCTTCGGCGGCTGCCTGCTGTGCCTCTACTTTGTTTTTCATAGCGTGGTAAAAATTTTATTGGTATGAGGCGAGGATGCAATCGATCTCCGCCAGTTTAGCCTGTTTGTTGAATAGATTTTTTTCGTATGTTTCCTTTGATCTCTTTGCGGCCGTCGTGTCCGGATTTGCTGGGAATGTTACCGGCGATGCATCGAAAACTTGATACACGCGCTTAATCACGCGGTGATCTTTGCCGTTTTTGCGCGTCCATTCATCTGGCATTTCATCCTTTTCGTACTTCAGCATGAAGCCCCATGAACTTTGCGAAATATCCCCGCGCTCAAGTGCTACGCGCACGTTTTGGCCGTTTGGACTATCGGGCAGTTCGGCTTCGTAATAAAGTCCGGTATCATCCACCATCACCTTTGCGGTGCCTGCTTTGGTTCGGCCCAAAATGATGTTTGGATCGTGGTTTAGCAATATCCGCACGTCGGATAGGTCGGCGTTATTTAGCGCTTCTCGGCTGATCTCTTCTGTGAACCAGCCCATATCGTATTCAGCGCCAAATTTAAGGCCGTAACCCCGTACAACGGTTTTGCCGTCGTCTTTGGTGCGTATCTCAAAATCTGATACGGTATATCTACGCTCTACACTCATAGTTCAATGGTTTGAGGCGTTGCCGCCGGTTGTTCTTCGATGTCGTCATCCGGTTCTTCTACGTCCGGCGTATCCGGCGTATCCGGCTCATCCGGTTCTTCCATTTCCGGCCCTTCTGCCTTTTCTGCCTTTGCCTCCAACAACTCTGCCAGCATGGCTACCGGTGCCATATTTTGTTGTATGTACCTGTCGTTACCATCCGGCTGAGTAGGCAGGTTAAGGCGCTGCCTCCATTCGTTTTGGGTCATTATCCCGTTTTGGATAGTGCTGCTGATTAGTTGCGCCGTGCTTTGGCTGTCACCCATCCGGACAAACGTGTAGTCGAACTGCACAAAGGCCCGCTTTTTTTCGCGTTCGATCCGGGTAAACAATTTGTAGT